TTCATTTCTACGCAGGAACGTCGCAAGATGTGGAGCGAGGAGTGGACGCAATCAGCCTTGCCAAAACTGCCCAATATGGATGGGTGGCACCTTTGCTGGCTTTCGACAACCAACAGCTACGACTCCATCGATAAGCGGATTCGCCTAGGGTACGTTCCAGTTAAATCTGAAGAGTTACCCGGTTATGAAGACTATCGCGTGAAGGCGGGAGAACATGTTGGGTATATCTCATGTAACGAAATGTTACTGTTCAAATTACCTATGGATGTCTTCCAAGAGATCATGCTCCATCATCATCACGACCAACCTCGTGAAGAGGCGGAAAAAGTGCGTGTTCAATTGGAAAGCTTGCAAGGTCAACGCGACAGCAACGGTAAGCGACTTGTAGATGTCGAGGGCGAAGGTCTTGGTAATTTTGATCAACAGCCAAGCAAAACGCCCGTATTTTCGGGCTAACCCAAGGAGTCAATTATGAGTTCATCCTCTGCTCCATTCGGCTTGCGCCCCGCGTTCCACCCTTCTGGTCTGGATCGCGCCCAAGCGCTTGCGAATGGCATCACATCTGGTTATTCCAGCAACATCTTGAAGGGTCAACCCGTTCAATACGGTACGACCGCTAACAGCATCACTCTCGGTACCATTGGTGCCGCCGCAACTACTGGCGCTATCGCTGGTGCGTTTGCTGGTGTTGAGTGGACTGACACAACTGGTCGTCGCCGTGTGTCGAACTACTGGCCTGCATCT